CGCCGAGTGCCACGCTTTGCGGGCAACGATAGATCCCGAGTACAGATTCTCGTATGTAGCGGATGTGGTCGTTTGCGTCTCGGTCGTGTGTACGAGCGTGAGCGACACACCCCCGCCTGAGCCGGTGATCCCGTCGAGCTTCTCCTTGTCCGTAGAGGACATCAGCCCGTTCGCGCTCGTCGTCGCGACGGCCGTCGATGCCTTGCCGGAGAGCGCGGTTTCAAGTCCGGTAACATCGCTCTGCGCGTGCGAATGTCCGCCGCTCTTGAGCTGCAGCTTTTCGCTCGACACTTCGATGGTCGCCCCATCCACCTTCGCGTCGAGGAAACCGGGAGACGCATCAGTCGAGGACGCCTTCACCGTCTTGTCGTCGGAGCTTGCCCCGGTCTGGACGCGAACGCCGCCCTCATATATCTCGTCGGCGTAGACCTTGCCCCACGCCTGTGTCGACAGGCCGACCTGCCCTTCTCCATTGGCGCGTGGGATGAGATTCCGTGTCGCCATTACACTGCCTCCTTCGGGATCATGTTCCCGCTCCCGTCGAGTTCCCACCACGGATCAGTGAACGCGGTCGCTCGCGGCATCAGGTTCCCGTTCACGTCTGACTCCCATGCTCCGTCCCCGCCATCGGCCCCGTCCACGCCGTTCGTTCCATCGGTCCCCTTGTCCGCAACGAGAAGCCACGTCGCATCCCCCGCGTCCGGCGGCTCGCTGTTCGTGCTGCCCGCGAGCGCGACGAAGGATCTGCCGCCATGCGACACCCCGTCATTCAGAACGTATGTCGTCTCCGCGCTCCATGGTCCCTTCCAGACAACCCCCGCCGCTCCCGTGTCGCCCTTCTCCCCGAGGATGCGCACCGAACTTCCCCACATCGATCCGTTGTCAAGCGAGAAACGGACGTACACATCTCCCGCGGTATACGAATCGCTCCACGTCGAGCCGTCCGCAGAAAACTGGATCTTGACGTTCGGAGCCGCGTCGCCCTTCGAACCCTTCTCCGCCACCTTGCCCCACGTCGCGCCCTCGGTCGGAGCGACGTTGATGCAGGCGGTCTTGGCGATCCACGACGCGCCGCCATCCGATACGACATCATCCTTGGCATACTGCGTCCCTGCGGAGTACGCGCCCTTCCACACCATACCCGGGTCGCCTTTGAAATCTCTGTCAAGGGCATCTTCGTACAGATCAATCAGGTCGATGACCCTTGCAACGACCTCGGCGTTGAGGCTGTTGGTGAAGTTCGGAATGATGTAATAGGCAGACGCCGCGTTGGTCGATCCCGCGTAGGATTCCGAGAGCGTCACCTGCGTATCGGAGTCAACGGACTGGATCTCGTAGATCCTCGCCTTGTCGATTGTGAAGATGTCTCCGACTTTGCAGTGCGTCAAAAACTCCGTGAGCGTTCCAGTGACGGTTGGGGAGCCGTTCGTCACGGAGACCGTTCCTGTTTTGTACCAAGCCACGGAGGAATCACCTCATTTCTTGAATTGAAACACCGACAAGGCGCAGTTCCCTACCTTCGGGATGTAGTTCGGAGGATAGTTGGAGTCGTATTCGCACCACGCCCGAAGCGCATAGGTGAACGTCCCTGCCCCGGGAGAATCAATCCACGAAATTGCAAAGGCAAGCATGTCGTTGAACGGGAGCTGTCCAATGTACCATCCGCTCCCGACGAGCTTCACGAGCTGCGTGCTTTGACGATACAGGGCAACATACGTTGGCTTGTGCCACACGTCGGTTCGTGTCCCCGCACATGATTCTCCAGTTCCGTGGAGGAACACCGATTGCTCTGCCACCGTAGTCACGCTACATGAACAGATCAGCGTCGGGAAATTGTACACTGTGGCCGTTCCGCTACGAACAGCCCCGGCATTGGCGGAGCACGCCCCGTCCTTGATCTTGATCGTATCCACGGAGAGATCCTTGATGTGCGCCGTTTCGATGGCGGCGTCGCCGATCTTCGCGGATGTGATCGCGCCGTTCTCGATATTCGCAGACTTGATAGCTGCCGCGCCTATTTTCGCGTTGGCAATCGCCCCGTCCTCGATCTGCGCCGTGCCTATGGCGGCATCCCCGATCTTCGCTTTCGTGATCGCGCCGTTGGCGATCTTCGCTTCCGTGATTGCCGCGCTGTCGATGTTCGCTGTCTTGATCTGCGCGGCCCCGATCTTCGCGGACGTAATCTGCGCGTCGCCGATCATGGCGTTCGTGATCGTCCCGTCCCGGATACAGGCCATATCCATGTAGACCGTTCCGTTGTAGATGATGAATGGCATCTTGATCGACGAACCATCCGCGTCGGTCGGATCGACGACCACGAACTTGTTTGCCGCCACGGTGAACTCCGTATCCCCGGAGCTATTCGCCATCAACCCGATACCCGCCACGACTTTTTTCCCGCCGACCGTCTGGGCCTGAACCTTGATCGTATGCGATGCGGACACCGTTTCGTCGAGAGCGGCAATCGCCTGACTGTTCTCCTGCACCGCAGCCGCGTTTCCGCCGACATCCGTTTCGATCTGCTCCAACCGCTCCGCAACCGCCCCGTCGGGAGTGACCTCAAGGCCGAGAACGTCGACAATGCTCGCGTGATTGTCCGCCACCGTACCGGAGAGTTGTGCAATTGCGCTGGCGTTCGCGCTGTCCGCGCTTGCCCTCGTCGTCCGTTCCGTCGCGAGGCTCGCAATCGTGCTGTCGGCCTTGGCTTCGAGCTGCGTCAGCTCCGTCGCCGTGGCCTCGCCGAGTTCGTTCACCTTCGTCTCGACGTACTGGCGGATAGTCGCCCGCTCCGTCCGCGCGTTCGCCCTTGTCTTCCGGGCGAACAGGATAGTCTCCATAAGCGCGTTCGGCAGCTCGCCCTCTTCGATTCGCTGGATGATCCCGGAAGGGTCGATACCCTGCTCGTCGAGGTATCCCTCGATGGCGGCGAGTCTCGCGTTCGCCGCCTCGATTCCGTTCCGAAGGGACGAGATGAGCGCGCTCGTCCGAACGATCTCGTTGATGACCGACTGCTGATCCGACGCCCCCACCGTGGCGAGAACCATGTCGGACCATGCGCCGGTCGTTCCTTCCGCGTTCGCGCCCCGGACCCAGTAATACTTCGCGCCGCTCGGGACGTTGTGTACGATGGAGTTCCCCGTCGCCGCTCCGACCGTCGTCCCCGTCGTCACGTCGGCGAACGACGACGCGACCACCTCGTACGACGCGCAGTTCTCCGCAGGTGTCCACCTGATAGTCGTGTTCCCGAGCCAGTGTTTTGCAATCACCGCTGTCGGCTTTCCGGGAGGCCCGACCGCCGTTCCCACCTGCTTCTGGACGTCCACCGTCGCCTCGACGAGATCGGACGTGATCCGTTCCAGCTTGCGAATCCTGTTCTGGAACAGCTTCTCGTTCGTGTCGGTTGAACCCGCAATCACGGATGCCGCGCCGCGATTGACGTACACCCTGTCGTTCGACGCGGACACCCCGCTCATATCTCCCCGACCTCCATCCCGAGACCCCGGATCTCGATTCGTCCCGACGAGACCGACACGTTCGGAACGCACGGCTCGCCGATCCATATCTGGTACGACAACGTCTCCCCGTCGGCCGTATCGCGCAGCGCGCAGATCGTATCCCCGTTGATCTTCAGGACGCCGACGGGATTCGTCGCGGTCAGCGCCCTATGGCGGCACCACAGCCGAGGCACGGCTACGGTCCCCCGCAGCACGGCCCCCTTCCCCGCGGCGCCGCTCGCGAACGCGGTCCCGAAATCCGTGGAGACCGTCTCGTCGAACTTCCCGATGCTCACCGCTCCCGCGTCGGTGGACATGAGAAAGAACACGTCCCCGAGATAATCCGCGACGCCCAGCACGTTTCGAGCGAACGTCCACGGATTCCATCCGAGCCCGGCCGTAAACACGTACAGCGTCTTCCCGGCGCACGGCAACACCGCGAACTGCTGCCGGGACGGGAGGAACCATACCTTCGCGTCGACGGTCGCCAGATCCCTGATCGTCGGATTGACCTTGAGCCCGCTCGCCCACGCCTTTCCCGCAGCGGCGCTCGTAATGTCGCTCCACGAGCAGATCCCGACGTCCGGGTCCAGGAATATGACATCCCCGTACCCCGCCGCGGCGCTGAATCGCGACCACGTGGAACTCGTCCGGGAAACCTCCGGGAAGTACCAGTCGGGAAAGTACCCCGTGATCGAATAGCACATCCCCTCGCTCTTGAGAACTGCCAGATTCTCGCCGACCGGCAGCACCGCGAGGATGTTCCCGCCCGCCTTCCACCCGATATCGGCCCAGATCGCGTCGGCTTCCGTCCACTCGTCCGTTTCCGCGTCCTCGTCATCCGGAACGACGTCCTCGACCTGCCAGTTCGTGTGATCGCCGATACCGGACAGCGTAATCCGGTCGGTCCCGGCCCGTGCGATTCCGACGCGCCCGTTCCAGACGAAAACGATGTCCGCTATGGGAGAATCGTCGACCTCCGCGATACTCGCCGGGTTCTGCGACAGGTCGAGCGCCTGCAGCTTCGAGCCCGATGCGATCAGTACGAACGGCTCCTCGCCCCACTTAGCGAACATCGGAATCTTCGTTCCGTTCAGGTCGTACTCCGTTGACACCCCGCCGGCTGAAATCAGGTACAGCTTCGCGCCGGCGGACATGAGGAACTTCGTCTCTCCGTCGTGCGACACGGGAAAAAACGACTCCGGATTCGCAACCGGAACGGAAGCGCACACGCTCGCGATCCCCGGCCGCGTCCGCAGGATCTTGGTTCCGATGGGAGTTTCCATATTCACGCTCGCGCTGAGTTCGTCGGAAGCGATGTTCTCGGAGGGAAGGCTGACGTTCAGCCCCCCGGAGAAATCGACCTGGTAGACCGTTTCGGCGTTCTTGAGCTTACTCGCTATTCGCATTGGAACCCGCCCCCATCGAACGCGCCTGCTGCGACGTCCCCGTGAACGCCGTCCGGCTCCCCAGAATTGCGTTCGTATGGTTGGCGTCCGCCGCGCTGTCGAATCCGATCTTGTCGAGACAGATCTCGACTGCTTTATGAATGATGATTTCTATGGTCGCGTCGGTCAGCGGAAGTGTCGATCCCGTCGCGGAGATGCGCGCGGGCCAGACCCAGTAATCCTCCGTGATGGTCGTCATGCCGGACGGGAGGGCAAAATTCGCCCCGCTTATCGTGATAGGCACTTCGCCCACCCATCCGTAAAAATCCGCAGGGACGGCGACGGCCGGAGATGCAGTAACCGTCAGCGTTTTTTTCATGTTCTGATCCCGATTCTCTATCAGCTTCGCCGCGACGATAGCCTGCGCGTCCGAGTAGTATTGAAGCAACTCCGCGTCCTGGAACACCAGGCTCCCGGGATCGCGTATCCTGTTCCGTATCCTCAGCAGCGCATCGGACGCGAGCATGGGATCACCTCATTCATCATCGGAACTGTCTTCCGTCTCTTCTTCGCTCTCGCTCGACAGCTTCCCCTGAATGTACGCGGCCGCGAGCGTTTCCATCGTGGAGACGTCTCCCCTGACCGCCGCCGCGGACACCCGCGAGAACGGGACGAGATACCCCGCAGGAAGGTCGATGTCGTCGCCGCCGGACGAAACCGCCGCGTGTCTCCCGAAGTAGAACATCGTCGCGGACGACTCCCCGGACGTGACGTCCAGTCCGGAAATCGCGTATTCGCCATCTCCCGGCGCCGACTCGAACACGCGGAACAACTCCGCTCCGGCCGTGGAGTACACCCGTTCCACCTTCAGAAAGTCGACCGGGAGGCTCGCCGTACCATCCGTGAACGTCAGCGTCGCCGTGTTCCGGAACAACTGTCCCTTGACCGCGGCGTTGATATCCGCGAACAGCGACAGGGCGTCGTTGATCCCCTCGACGATCTCCCAATCCGACAGCGCCGTCTTCGTCAGGTCGCGAAGATACAGACGCACCTTCCGGACGACATCGGCAACCTTCATTTCCGATCACCTCACCATGGTCCGGCGCCCGTCACGAGCCTCGGCGTCGCGCCCCGGAAATACTCGCTCAGCGTGTTCCCATGACCGAGCAGCCCCGGCTCGACGTCGGACACCGTCTGCGTCCGCCGCAGAAGCAGCGTGACGGTCCATTCGACCACGACCCCGTCCAGCATCGACGGAAACGGAAGGTCGTCATCTCTCGCGTCGAGCGGCGCGAACTGCGGGATGAAACAGACCGTCAGATCGAACCCGGCGTTTGTCGCCGGGAGAAGCGTCAGCGTATCGTTGACGACCCGATACCGCCGCTGCGTCGCATCCAGCGAATCCTCCAGCAACCGGCCTTCCCGCACCGGGCAGAGCCTTCGCCCCGTCGAATGGTCGTAGACATCGAGAACGACGGGAGCTCCGCTGTCGAATTCGACCGTATCCCCCGTCGCCTCGGTGAACCGCTGCACCCGCTGCAACACCGGCGACCGGAGCCGGACGCCGTAATTCCAGATCCCCGACAGCGCCTTGTTCAGAAACGCCATCAGGTCCGTCTCGCCCGGAGTCGCCGCGTGGACGTCCCCCAGACGCCGCCGGACCTCCAGCAACACGCTCCGGGCGGTCGACATCGGCTATCCCTCCGACGGGCGCGGCGTATCGAACGACGCCATCTCGGCCGCGAGAATCGCGTCGATGAGGGCGCCCTTCCGTCGCTTGCCAAACGTTGCGTCGACGCCGAGAGACTTTGCATGTTCGACAAGAACCTCGAACTCCGACGCCTCCAGCTCCGCGCGGCGTTCCTCCAGCGCCTGCCGCCGGTCCGCGTCGTCGATGGATCCGGAATCGCCGTCGGGCGTCGGCTCCGACATCGCTCCGATATCGTCCGGAGAATCCACGTTCGGATCCCGGGCGAGATCGTCCGGAGCGGAAATGTGCGCGGCCTTCGATCCGAACGGCTGCAGAATCGCGGCCGTCGCGCTCGGGAACATCCCGAACTTCCGCATCGACACGGCGAACCGCGCTTCGGACGTGTACCCCGTCACCTTCCGCAGCCCGTCGACGATCTCGAACTGCTCCTTCGGAATCCGCGCGTTCAGCAGCACGGCGATCTCCCGACCCGGAAGGCGAATCGGCTTCTTCGTCGGGTACGACGAAACGCGCCCGTTGATCCCGACCGTGAACGTCGTCGTTTCGGGAGACAGCAGATCGACGACCTCGACTTCGTAATACATGTTGTCCTGATAGATGCTATCCGGATTCATCGCGTCCTCCTCCATAAAAAAAGAGAGAGGCCCTTCGGCCCCTCTCTCCTCAAAATGCGTCTATTCAGCGCGTCGCCTATGACGCCACCGTCGCCACGAACGTTTTGTCCGCAACGGTCTCCAAAATCGGAGCCTTCGCCGATGTCGGCTTGCTGACCGTCAACGTCGCGGCCTTCGTCGCCGTCCAGACTGCCTTACTCATCGTAACGACGACGGTCGCCTCTCCGTTCACCATACTGATTTCTCCGGCTTCCGGATCGATCGTCGCCGCCCCCGTCGAATCGTCGTCCGTGATGGCGAGCTTGATCTTCCCGTTGTACCAGGAATGGATCTCCCCCGCGGCGGTCTTCAGCGCGATCCCGATAGGGTAGATCTGCGCGTCGGCCGCGCACTCCGCAGCCGTCGGCGCCGCGGTCGCCTGCGACAGGACGATGGAGATGTCTCCGCCGAGCGCCTTGGCGAACATCGTGTCATTCGCCAGCAGCGCCGCGTTGTTCGCGTTGTCCTCAGCGTTCGGCCGCGTGTACGGTATGGCCCGGTTGTAACTCATCGCAATCGCCTCCCCTTACGCGCTCACGGCGTGTTCGAGCCGGACGAGCCACGAATCGTTGAGGATCTTCGAGGTCCAGATCGTTTTCCAGCCCGCCGACCCGCGCTGATTCAGCGGATCGCTCGTATCCGACCGGTCGTTCTCCCCGTGGACCTTGATGATGATCCCGTGGCTCGCTCCGGCGAGCGGGACTTCGCCGTACGCGTCCTCGCCGAAGATCAGCATCGGGAAGACATCCGCCTTCCCGCCGGTCCCCTTGATGCCGGACCCCTGCGTCCCGCCGCCGCCCTCGAAGCACATCGCGTTCGTCGTCTCGACGAATCGGATGCCTTTGTACGCGCCGATTTCGCCTTCGATCAGCGCCGTGGTCGCCGAGTATTTCTCCGTCGACACGAAGCCGTCGAGCTTCTCGATGTCGTGCGACGCGTACGGGCTGATGATCGCGATGAACGCGCTCCGGATCGGAGTGGTCCCGTAATTCGACGTCGCGTTCACCATCTTCGTGATGCGCCGGGCGTTCGCGAGCCGGAGTGTTCTGATAGCCAGGTCGAGATCCGTGGTCGCGACTTTCGCGACGACATTGGTCCGCCCGTTCACACTGTTCGCGTACATGACGTTCGATCCCCCGAGCAGCTCGTTGCGCATCAGTAGGTCGATCGTCTCCCCCTCCTGCTCGCCGAGCTGTTCGGCGGCTTCCGTCAGCACCGAATCGATCGACAGGAGCTGCACCTGATCCGTGACCGGAATCCAGTCGCCGTACTGCCGCACCATCGCGATCAGTTCCGTGTAGTCCAGTTTGCTGCCGATCGGCGTGACGCCTTCGACAAGCGGCGTGGTCGCCGGCGCGAGTCGACCCCAACGCTTGAATTTGATGACCTTCCCCTTCTGGCGCGGGAGCGGCCGCTTCTGCCCCCACTTCCGGAACGTGATCAGCGGAACCGCCTTCCGCAGCGCGGTCCGGTCGTAAAAATCCCGAATCTCGGTCGGGAAATTCGCAGTCGTCTGTCCGCTCTGCGCGAAAAACTGCGGATTGAAAACACCGAGTTCACTCATTCGCATCCCCTCCTAGAATCCCTTGTTTTTCTGCTGCTCGACGTACTTGTCGAAATCCTCGTCCGACATCCCCTTGAAATCGGGCAGTCCACTCCCGCCGCCGCCGTTTGTCGCCCCGGGGCGCTCCGAAAACGGGACGGTCTTCTTTTCCTTCAGCATCGTTCGCCCGCTTCCCGGAGTTGCCGGGGGCGTTTTCCCCTGCTGCATCGTCGCGCTGTTCCCCCCTCCGCCGAAGACTGGAGCCCCGAAATACCCCTCCCGCCCCTGGAGACGGGATACCGTGTCGTACACGACCATGAACGCCGCCGGGTCGGCATCGATCGTTGTCCGCAAGCTCTGCGGAATACTCGGACTCAACAGCACATCGAGGACCTCGCCCTTGTGCGGATCCTGCTGGACGTGTTCGACGACGCTCCGCTGAAACTCCCCGAGCCGCGCCTGACGCGTCGCGCGCTCTTGCGTTTCGAGCGTCTCCCGGATGCGGCGATCCACAAGCCGCTTCTGGCGATCCTCCCGCCAGTCCGCCTTGCGCTTCTCGAAGGCGTCGAAGCTCTCGTCGTCCTTCTGCACCGGCTCCGGAGGTTCTTCCTCCGCCTTGGGCTCTTGCGTCGGGACGTCGCCCCGCTGCTGCGCCGCGATGATCTCTCCGACCTTCCGCGCCAGTTCCGGATCGCGCTCCATCGCCCCGATAATCGGAACGAAGGGCGCCAGCCGGCGGCGCATAACCTCCGACTGGAGTCCGGCCGCCGCCATGCGCTCGTAATCGGACTCGGTCGGGATGGGAACGTCCCGGCCTCCGATCTTCAGCACCTTGAACGGAGTCAGCTCCTGCGACGGCTGTTTCTCCGGTTCCGTTTCCCCGGAGGGCGCTTCCTCTCCTCCGGCCGTACTCCCGTCACCTCCCCGATCGTCTTCGTCGCCTTCATCGCCCGCGTCGTCCTCGTCCGGATCGTACGATCCGCCGCCGAGCAGCGGGCTCTTCCTGTCGAACTCCTCGTTCCGAATCTCGTCCGGGTCGCGTTTCGCGTCCGTCTGAGTCTGCTGCGTTCCTTCAGCGGGCGCCGTCGCCGCTTCCGCTCCGAAAAACTGGAGATTGAATTCTTCCGTCATGCCCGATCCGTCCTCTCCTTCTGCGCTTTCGTCCACTGAAACAGCGCCTGCGCTCCGCGAATCAGCCCCACCGCGTCCATAATCGCGTCCTCATCGCTGTGCCGAAGCGCGTAGATCTGCATGTGCATTTCCCGCTGAAACGCCTCTTCGACCTTAGACAGCGCCTCCATATCGATCCGCACGAGATACGGAGCCAGATCCGCGTTGCGCTCCCGCGTGCGGGTCAAGTACTCCTGTAACCGCTGGTCCTCCGGATGATCTTTCCTGTTGCCCTGGGTTTTCGTTTCCATGAGCGCTCTCCCCTTCCTGTCCCGCACTCGCCCCAACGATCGCGGCGAGCACCTGATAGATCTGCTGCAACAGCTGCGCAATGGCCTGAGGCGGCAGCACAACGCCCTGTTGCACGGCCTGCCCCATCTGCGCGATCTGCGCCATGATCGCCTTCATCGCCTGCGTTTCCTGCGGATCCGACAGGTATTGCCCCCAGTCCTTCCAGCCCCAGATCTCCATGATCTTCTGCACCGCGTAATAGATGTTTTCCGGACGCATCACGCCGATCGCCATGAGCATCTTGGCCTGCTGGAGGATCGAAAGGATCTGCTGGACTTCCGTCTCTTCCTTTCCGGTCGCTCCGCCGATGTCGACCGTCACGTCGAAATTCCCAGCGAGATCGTCCGGCGAGATCTCGAGCGGCGAATTGAAAATCCGGACCACCATCGTCTGGTCGATGAACTGCTGGTTCAGTTCGAGCATCATCTTGTACAGACGCCGGATACTCTCCGAGAGGATCCGCGCGATCAGGTCGATACGCTGTTGACTTGCACCAAGGATTGCGGAGATCCCGGTCGCCGTATGGTTTAGCGTGCGGGCGTCAAGCCCCTGGTTGTATCGCGTGACGCCGCTCCGCTGCTCCAACGCCCCCTGCACGAACTCCATCATCTGAAGCGGCGCAGCTCCGAGAGGCGCGGGCGTGATCTGCCGGAACCCCTTGTTCAGCATGTTCGTGAAAACGATCCCGCCCGGCCGAGGATGGAGAAGCCCATGCAAATCGACCCCGGCGTTTTCATCGACCTCCCACATCTGATTGTTCTGGAATGAGAGGTTGTCGAGGCATTGCCGCCAGATCGCCGTCTTGACCATCTGGAACTCGCCGACCAACTCGGCGATCCCTATCCCGTGGAACCGGAACAGGTCGAGAATCGGCCGAAGCTCGACGAACGGCGGCAGACCGTGCGCGTACGGGTTCCGTTCGAGTCGGAGAATGACGTCCGCCGCCATCGTAACGACGTACGGCTCCGCGATCCCGTCGCCTTTCGTATCCAGCAGCCCCCACCACTCCCAGACGTCGACCTTCCGCCGCGCGACCTGCTTCTGCTCGCGTCCGTCTCCGGAAGAGGACAGCGTCGTGTCGCCCGCCGTCGCGTACCGGGAGGACTCCTCCGACGAATCCCTGGGAGAGGAAGCGGCCCGCACGACGTCCTCGACGCCTCCGTAGATTCCCTCCCGCTCCTTCTTCCGAAGGTACGAGATCGTCCTCTTGACCCGATGAATGACGAACCGCGCGTCGTCCATCGACTTGGCCTCCGGATCCATGAAGAAGTCCTCGGCCGGAATCACGTCCACATTCGGACCGGAATACGTCGTGATCCGCCGCTCGCCGCGAACGTCGCGATAGACGCGCATCGTCTCGATCGCCGCGGGAGGCAGACCGTACCCCAT